CCAGCCATTCCAGGCGCCTGCCCTTGTGTTGCCATTCCCATTTGTCCTCCTAGGGCAGTTGCTCCTGGCATAGCCTGGGCCATAAGACCCCCTGCATTACCCGCTGGAAACATTGCACCAGGTAATTGAAATTGTGCTGGAATATTAATAGGTGCTTCGTTGTATTCTTTTGTTTCTTTACCAGGAAGAATAGGAGTTTTGTTCCACGGTTCTCCTCCTTGGATTTTAAATCTAGGATCAAGCAAAGGATTTGGTCTTGCCGCTACCACTCCTAAATTTCCACCAACAGGAATACCGCCCTGAATACGCATTTATCTAATTATTCAATAGTTCTATCTTACTCTTCTATAACCTCGTAACCAGACTCATCGTTGAGTTTGGAAAGAACAATACCTTCGCCCTTTAGGTTCCATGAAAGAATATCTCCTTCTTGCCAACCGAGTTCTTCGATGATTTCTTCGGGAAACTCGATAAAAAGTTCTCCGTCTTGATCCTCTTGGACTTCGATAATGTAGCTGGTCATTTGAGAAGGCGATCCATCATTCTGTCTAGCTTACTATTAATTTCTTTAAAGGTGTCATGCATGTGCTGTATTTCGCGAAGAAAGTCAACTTTCAGTACGTACTCCAGTGGCATACGATTGAAACTATCGTCTAGATGCTCAACTTTTTTTTCTTGAATTGTCACGCGATCAGAAAGCTGTTTGATTCTTTCATGCGATCTAGATAGCAACTTATTTGCGGCCCAGGTACCACCTGAGATTCCAGCTACACAAGTTGTAACGAGGATCGCCAGGTACTCGGGTCCCATGGCAAAAGTATTTTCTTCTATTCTAAGATCTAATAATCAACTTGAAGAGTACCTTTACGCGTTAATCCATTGATAAGCCAAACAAGCGCATCAACACAATCGTCGTGACTACTAACGCCAAAATTAGTAAGCTCTTCAAACATAGCTGTAAAGTTACGGTAACGATTAAAAATAATCTTGCGATCTTCAAAAAGACCCATACAACCACGGAAACGAGCAAGTTTATCTGCCCTAAAGCCTTTAACAGCATGCCAGTTGATGTTGTAAAGATTCTCGTTTCTCAAACAGATACGTTTAAAGTCAGCCTCAAGAGATGCCTGGTACGCCACAGCTTCTGAGTACACATCACAAGTGTTGTACGTGGGGAAGTAATTGCCATTCTCGTCGCGTCCAAGAATAGACCAATCATTAAGCAATTCTTTAAGCGCATCTAGTTTTTCTAGGTTGCCCATCACACGCATGCGGCGATAATCAATAATATGAATCTGATCACCTAGTTTTCCGCCAAGAACAAAAACAGTGTAATCATTTTTTTCTTTTGTACCAGCGGAGAGGTCAACCCCAACAGCCAGTGAATCAAACTCAGTAGCAATCTCTGCTTTAACCAATAGTTCAGGAGCCAACGATAGTTCGTTCTGCCTGACGATTTGATTCATGTACTGGAAAGAAAAAGCAATTGGTGCTTGCCGTTTTTTCTCCTTTAAGTAATCCAATGACCACATCTCTGGCCAATAAGATTCTTCTTCTCCACTTATTTCATTGTTTTGAATTGCAGAAAGAACAATCTGCATCCAGTTGTTTTGTTCATTGAAAGTAGTTGCATGAATATCATCATGCCTGAATCTGGTACCAAGGCAGATGGCGCGTCCACCTTCAAACATCGTTGGTGCGATCACAGCATTCCAGTTATCCTGCATCATCTTTCGGATGTCAGGGTTGGCAATATCTGATGAGCTTTTAATAGCGTCATCAATGATTACTAATTGACTGCGCTTGGAAGTCACTGAACCTTTTAGGCCAGCAGCACAGAGTGTGAACTGTTCTTCACCAGCAATATCAATACCAGCAAAACGATGGTCAATAGACCAGTACTCATTACTTGTAACGTTCTTAAGAAGTTTTACTGTTGGAAAAACATCTTGATATCTTTTGCTTTCAATAAGTCGTTTAATTGTTGCTGACTTAGAACGAGCAATATCAACTGTATAAGAAAGATAAAGAATCTGTAAAGGGCGTTTGGCTGCAGTGTGCACGCCAATAGCCCATGCTGCAAACAAACCTGCAACCGTACTCTTGGCCGATCCCCGTGGAGCTAACAGATCAATATTTGGACCAGCAATTTTCAGCAGGCAAGAGCTGTCTTGGTTGGTAACTAATTGCCGGTGCCAATCTTGATGATGTTTAGCAGGTGGTTTATCTGCTACGTAATCACAAAAATAACCAAAGTCTTCTCGTGCCAGTTCCAGGAGATCTTCATTATCTTTCTTGCGAACCCGGTGATTTTTTGCAGCAGCCTGGGCGTTACGTCGATAAGCTTGATGAAGATATGCGGGCACAGAAAAGACCAGTAATTAACTTGATACTAGTCTATTTTTCTTTTTTATCGCGTTTTTGTTCTTGATATTTACGAGCTTTATCCAGGGCAGCTTTACGCTTCTCCTTATCATTCATCTCAGTACCGTCTTCTTTCTTTGCTTCTTTCTTCTTGAAGTGCTCAAGAAGTTCTGGTGGCATCTTACTCATTGATTTTGTGCTGCGTTATCACGGATACGGTTGACAAGCTCTTGATACTCACGTGTACCTTTCTCTGGTAAACGAGTGGTCCTCCCTGGTCCAAAAGTAATACCAGTCCGCAACTGTGACTCAGGAAGAGGATGTTGATAGTTTGGTAATTGCTGCATTACTACTATTCACTTAATTGCATTTTAGCCCATACTGACATTGATGCTTCTTGCAGGGGTCCTTCAATCGGATCATCTTTAAAAATCATTAACAACTCACGAATGGCTTGGTCAGCACCAGCCATCAACAAACCTTTGCGATCTTTATTAGCTGTGTAGTTCTCTACCTGTGCAATAGTGCCGCGTAATTCTTTTTGCATGCCAGCAATACGCGCAACACCAGAATCACGTTTCACAGCAAAATTTTCAATGTCTTCTCTAAGTTTACGAATATCTTCTTGCATCTCCATGATCTCAGAAAGAAGAACGCTTCTGTGATCTGGTTTTGAATAATGTTTAGCAATCCAAAGGTCACAACTGGTAATTGAACCGTTGTAACCAAGGAATCGAGAATAAAGATAAATTTCAATTACTGAATTATTACTTTCAGCAAACGCAACAAAACTTTCTCTGGTCGGAGAATCTAAATTATCTAACCAGTGGTCAAAAACTTTAATATCGATATGCTCGTTGAGACTGGCCGTAGTCTCGAGCTTCGTCTTCTTGTTTAAATCGCTGGGACTGTTCAGCAGAACCTCTTTGTTCTTCTGCACCCTTACCGATAGTTTCTCGCTCTTGTTCACCAGCAGTCTCCATTTTCTTTTTGGAAAATTCGTAGGCGACACCAGCCGCCTGACGATATTTGTCTAGATCAAACCAGTCATCAACATCGGTTTGTCCAGCGGGAACACTGCTAGTCATAATAGCGAATTATACAGTTTACTGTTGGGAAGAATCAGGAAGTTTTTTATCCAGCCGTTGTTGATCACGTTTAGATGCTTCTAAACGCTCAAGAAGATTTCGATAGCTGTCAAGATTAAACTCTTGAGCGGGAGTTTGATCTTCTTGAATTGGTGTTTGCATCAGAAGTTAGACATCATACTGGCAAGACCACCGGCATAAATATCGCGGCGACCTTCAAGAGATTTTTGACGCTGTTGACGACCTTTTGAAGCTTCAAGACGAGCAAGCAGCTCTTCAAACTTATTAATATCAAAGTAGTCGTCTCCGGTACCTTGGCCGGTAGGAACAGAGCTAGTCATCTAGATTAAGTATTGACTCTTGATTAATTATAACAATATGAATTTAAGACCAGAACCCTGAAACAAGATTTGAATAAACGCTGCCTTCTGCAGAAATCTTTGCAACAGCTTTAGTGCCTTCATTTTTAAGTTTCTGGGTCTCCTTGTCAATTTCTCCTTGAAGATTGGTAAGACCTGCACTGTAAAGATACTGTCTGGTATCACGAATGTTTTGCTGTTGTGCTTCCAGCTCTGCCGGAGTGCCCTCAAATTCTTTACCAAAGTCGGGAGTAACAATTTTGGCGCGGGCTTGAAGATCTCCACCGTATTGAGGAAGGAGTGATGAATCAAATTTAAAAGTACGTTTACCAGATTTTTTACCTTCTGCGGTAAGCGTCTGTTTTCCGAATTGAGTATCGTAATAATTACTTAAGTAATCTTGATTAAATTTATCTTGATACTCAGAACTTTTGGTAAGAGAAGACTTAAAATCTTCCATCGTACCGTAGTAACCCTGTCCAAATCGTTCTTGAGCTTTGGTTAGTTCTTCAGAAGTTGCTTGACGACCTAACAACTCTTCGTAAGAGGCTTTAATTCCTGCTTCTCGCTTACCAGGAAGAGCTGCTGTGTACTGTTGAGTCAGCTCTTGAATATCAGCTTCGGGTGGTGCCAGGTCATATCGTGCTGCATAATCACGCAACTGCTGTTGTGCGCTTTCGTAACCAATTAAACCCTGAGCAAGCTGTTGTTGAGTAGTTTGTTTGAGTCCGCCATAAGAAGCAGCACCAGACGCTTTACGTGCAGCAGCTTCTGCTTTCCGTTCTTGTTCAGCTTTGTTAGCTTTTTCTTCTGCAATAAGCTCGCGTTCTTTTTGATACGCAAGATAATTTTTAAACGTATCATCTTGCGGTGGCGGCGTATAACTAGGACCTCCTCCTCCCATTTTTATTTACCTCCTGTAAATCCAAAAATACCGTACTTACCAGCTAAGCCAGCAAATGGTGCTGTCGGACCAAACGCAGCCGTTCCTGGTAGCATATTTTTAAATGCTTCTTCTTCCATTCTACCCCTACGTTCTTGAGCAGCTAACTGACGACTTCTAGGATCCATTGCAAAGGCACGATCTGATTCATATTGTAATTTACGAGCTGCTTGCATTTTTTCAACTTCTGGACCAAGTTGAAATTTACGTGCTTCAAATTGACGGGCTAAATCAAGTTCGGGGCCCCAAGATAAAGAAGCAACACGACCAGCCATTTGATTGGCAAGATCACCATAACGAGCGTTACGAGCCTCTTCAATAGCCGCATTTTGCATCAGGTTTTGCATCCTGAATGCGTTGTTTTGCGCTTCTCTTTGCCCAATAGATCCAAACAGGCTAAACACGCCTCCTAAGCCTGCACCTGCTACTGGACCCCAATCAAATGCCATTTCTTTACTCTTCGCAGAAGATTTAGGTGAAATCCAGGAATACTGATTTTCATCTAAAATGTCATACATTTATTTTAACCTTGTGATTCTCTAAAGTAACGTCCACTTGGAACAAAACCAATTTGAGAACCTGATTGACTTAATTGAGGAATTCCTCGGACAATATTTTCAATACCTTCTTGACCTCTTTGAAAAGAAGATAAAACAATTGCTGCAGTAGTTGGGTCAGCCATTGGATTAACTGCACGAGCAACTTGA